GGACCACCTGGGTTAGATCCACCTCCTCCAGTTCCAATCGTAAAAGTATATGAAGTTGATGCATCTACGTCTTTTAAAAATTCTCCAGCTCCACCTTGTCCAACTACGGTATTTACATAAAAACCTGTGTCTTTGTATAAACTACTTATATCAATACCACCTGGAACTGTACCAACCGATCCTGGGTTACCTGGTTGACCCCCTTGTCCACCATTAGCAGTTACACTTAATCCGGGTACAGTTGTGGCGTTACCACTTGTTCCAGCAGGACCACCTGGGTTAGATCCACCTCCTCCAGTTCCAATCGTAAAAGTATATGAAGTTGATGCATCAACGTCTTTTAAAAATTCTCCAGCTCCACCTTGTCCACCAGGTCTTCCATCTGGTGCTGGGTTTGTGCCTCTTCCACCACCGCCACCACCAATGGCAAAAAATCTTGCTTTCGATGCGTTTCCTGGTGTTGTGTAAGTTCCTGGACTTCTTGAAAAACTTCGTAATGCAAATCCACCACCAGCAGCTCCTGAAGCAGCACCTGTTAATCTACCTTGTGCGTCTACAGTAATTGTTGCAACCGTATAAGTACCTGCAGATACTGCAGTGTTTGCTAATTGGTCTGGACCAACAGCATCATCAGCAATCTTAGCTTGTGTTACATTTTTATTAGAAATTTTTGCAGTTAGAACTGCATTGTCAATTATTTTAGCAGAAGTAACTGCGTTATTAGAAAGTTGTGCAGCTCTTACAGCGTTAGCTGCAATTTTATCATTGTCTACAGCATCGTCTGCTATTTGTGCAGTTCCAATGCTACCACCTAAAGTATCTAAAGAAATTTCAGTTAGGTTTGTACCATCTGTGTAAGCAGCATAAATTTTTTGTGCATCAGGACTAAATCCAGTTCCTGAAGCTGTTTTAATAGTTAGGTTTGTTGGGTTAGTAACTAATCTACAATCAAAAATATAAAATTTTTCTATTGAATCAGGAACAGTACAAACAGTTGAAGATCCAGCAGTTATTGTTGCAAATTTTATTACAAGATTTCTTGCGTTTGAAATAGCACCATCTGACATTGCTAAAGCAACAGTACCACCTGATGAAAGTGTTATTTGTTCAAAACCTGCTACAGCTTGTTGAATTAAGTTTAAGTTTGTATTTGTTTTATCACCCCATGTACCAGCGTTTTCACCGGTTACCATCAATTCTAGTTTAAGATCAGATGAATAAGTTGATGTCATAAATTTTTTCTCCTAAATTGTTTTAATTATACCTTTATCACGCAGCTAAATCAACCTCTGTCCAAGTATTAGAAACACCTAAATCTATTTCAGCCCACGCAGTTATGTTAACAGATCCTACAGAAATAGTGCTTGAAATACCTGTAACATCAATGTTTGCTAAACCAGTGACTGTTACTGAACCGATTGAGCTTGATAATTGTTGTCCTCCAACTCCTACAGTTTGAGCCGGAATTTCAGTATGCTGACCTAATGACATTGTAGCTGTTTGGCCTGTCACAGGCTCAGTCGTAGTTTGAACTAACGTAAAAGTGCCTAATGTAAATGTGGCAGATATACCAGTTACATCTACTGGCGTTTTTAAACCAGCCACAGTGGTTCCAATAGATCCTGTTAATGATCCAGCACTTGTTACAGTGACGTTTGCATCTGCATCAAAAGATAAAGCACCTATAGTAAAATCGAGCTGATCTTCCGCTGCAAAAACAGTTATATCTTGATCAATCTGTAATGAGAAGTTTCCAAAAGTTGAAGTTAATTGACCTGCACTAGTGACAGAAACAGTTACATCAGTCTTACCTACTGCAGCACCAATTGAAGATGTCATTGATTGGCCTGTTGGAATAACAGAATATGCTGCACCCCAAGCAAGGTTACCCCAAGCTCTTCGACCCCAACCTATTCCTGTTAATTCAGATTCATCAACTGTCGCTGTTCCAATACTTGAAGTTAAAGATATTCCTGTATTAGGAACTCCTATTCCAACAACCGTGCTTCCAACACCAGCAGACATAGTTACAGGTCCAGCTGTAACTAAAGCAGAAGTGCCCCCTACAGTAGTTCCTTGTGATGATGTTATTTGTATTCCAGTTACACTGACATCTGCATTTGCAGTGACAGTAACTGAACCTTGTGATGTTGTTAATGAAAGACCTGACCCACCCCAGTCATTTGAACCCCAGGTAGATTGACCCCAATATTCAGAGCCTGGCGACTGAACTTTAACAGTAATATCAGCCACTAGGCTCCTCCTTTAAATTAAGCTAATCTCAATATAGCAGCAGATGTTGTGAATGCCGGAAACTGAACTGTAAATGTTCCTGAAGTTGCAGTTTTGTCTCCACCAAAATCTAACACAGCCACTGCATCAGTAGTATTTGAACCACCATCAGTTGTCGTATTATAAATTAAAGCACCTCTAGCTGTTAGAGTGACACCTACAAAAGATAAGTCAGCAAAATCTGTAATAGCCACAGATGAAGAAACTTTTACACCCTGGTTAACTAAAGCTTTACCACCAGCAGAATAACCTGACGGAGATGATACTTCGTTTGCAGTTGCATAATTCGTAGTTGATTTACCTAATGTAGCAGAACTTGTATACATCGCTAACTTATACGTGTCAGATGATGTGTCAAAGTCATGCTTTCCTTGTAGTAATTCTTTTTTAAAAGAATCACAAATTGCATTTGTTGTTATTGCCATTATTGGCCTCCTTTAATAAGTTGTGTTTGGACTAGGACTAGGTATTTTTACTCTTGGAACACCATCATCATATTCCGCACGTCTTCTTCTACCCATTTGTTGTAGGGCAAAATTTTGTATCTCTTCATTATACTTGTCATTATATAATTTGTACATATCCATGGGCCCTTTTAAAAACCTAAAACATTCGGATAAGACACCGTGCAATAGCATAGATTCTTGATATGTAGATAAAAAAGTATTGGTAGTAGACGTGAAATTTGGTGCATCTTTTATGTAGTTTATTTGCACCGTATCAGCTGTTGCAGGAGTTGGAGCTACAATAATATTAAAATCATCATAATTAGCGTAATACTTAGGAGTGCCTTGTCTACCAGTGCCATTAAATTCAGAAATAAAACTTGTATCTCTTTTTTCTAGAAAAGTTCTGTTACCACTAGAATCCACGAATTCTACTGATCGTAATATTAATAAATCAGATGGTAAAGAAACAGCTCTGTTACCCGCTGTAAAATTTGATGTGGCATATTTTCTAAGATCATCGTAATCTACTTTACCCGCCACATCTAACTCTACGTTTCTTATAAATTCTTGTATTTGTGAATCAGATAATACTGTGCTTCCAACCTCTGTATAATTTCTTATCTGTGTTAAAAAATTTGCGTGTGTTATTGCCATTATGTTATACTAACTCCTACGTTTCCAATTAAAGAAATTAATTCTCTTCTTCTGTTTTGTAATGATGGATCCTCAGGAACCATACTATGTATTGTAGTAGTGATTCCATTAGTTGTTACTTCAAACTCTTGTGTTTTAAAAGCAAAGTCTCCAGGTAAAGTTAAATTTGCTATACCAACAGATGCACCTCCAGAATTAGATGATGTAACATCGTTTTGAAATTCAACAGTTGGTTGTTGGAATCTTTGTGGTCTTGCGTTTTGTAATGCAATTGCATCTGTAACAGCTTGTCTTCTTCTAATTTGAGGATGTTTAGGCTCAAACTCTGATATATGCACAAAAGAACCATTCCATTCTTTTACCATTTCAGTATAAGGAAAAGCCTGACCTGATCTGTCAGAAATAGCTAAAGCTTTTTTACCTGTTGCATATTTTCCCATATTTATACTCCACTTGGATAAAATGATTGTGGTGATAGATAGACAGATGTTCTTTGACCATCTTCATCTAACGCTCTTTTCAATTCATCTTCATAAATTAATTTGTTTTGTTGTACTAATTGTGGCGCTACTTTCATAGCGAGATAATACGCCAATCCTGCACACATACATGGCAAAAATCTATAAACAACATCTGCATCATTATGATACCCACCTGCATCTTCTATTCTTTTTAATACATAATATTTTAAAACTGTATATGTGCTTAAGTTAGGAGCTTGATATAAATAAATTTTTGGTGTTGTTTGTCTTTCGACATAATATTGTGAAGGTTGTCCAGTTGCTAATTTGTTTGGTAGAGCTGCATAAGCAGACCTGTCTATTTTTGTTAAAGATATATCTTGAGTGTTTGCATTATCAGACGCTGTCGCTGTTGATGAAATAAAAGCTTCTAAAACATCACTTACGTCAGAGGCTACAGAATACTCTGCTTGTCCCGATACCAAAGCTGATTCATTTAAATCAACTTTCCACAAATGAATACCTCTATTACCCCATTCAGAAAAAAGAAGATTTAAACTTCTTCTTGCAGATTTTAAATCATAACCTGAAGTGGTTGTTATAGAACATCTTTGATAACCCTCTTGAATAATATCATCAATGTTTAAATTAAATCCTGTAGATCCTGATGTTGCCATGTTAGTTTAATTTTTTCCTTTGTGTTTTTCTGTTAATCATTTCCGTAGCTTTTCTTTTTATGCTTTGACCATAATCAAAAACACCTCTTCTTAATTTTCTTCCTACTTTTGTCATATCTTTTCTTCCAGTTTTTCTAGCTTCTTTAACAAGAAATTGAGACATGTCTAAAAGCCTAGAAGCTTTAACTCTTTGTGTATCCATTTTTTGCAAACCTCTTAAAAATTTTTTATCTTTTGTAGATTTTTGAGCTTTTTTACTTTTGTATGCTTTGCTTGTTTCTGTTAAGGCTTTTTTTCTTTCAGCTTGATATGGCTTTGACTTTATCATTTGTCTCATACCTTTAATTCTTAAAAGACCACCTAATAGCATTTGTTTTTTGTACATTATTAAATTCCTTTTAAAAATTCTCCATAATAATTTTCATAACTTTTATTTGATATATAATTACCATCTAACTCAGATTTTATATAACTTCCTACATAAGGTTCCTTAACTTTCATTTGAGCATCACCAGGAGCTTTAGAAGTAGTTTGTTTGAACATGGCTCTACCCATTGCTGCTTTTTCTACTCCTTTAATTTTTCCTTTATTTTTTGTGGCATAGAAAATTTGTTCACCTTTTTTGTTACCATATTCACCTTTCATGGCTTTCATAATTTTCCGACCTTTTTTTGTAAGTGGCATGTTTCTCCTTTTTCCGATTATATAATCTCTTGGATTCTATCACTTTTGGTTTATAAGTTCTAGACCTTAGTTTTTTAGCTATTGGATTTTTTGACATTTTGTATATAGTTTTTAAACATGACCGAAATAGATAATTTTCTCAACACTAATATATGTAAGTATTTAATAGATTTCTTTGTATCATATAAAGGTAAATTAAAACAATATGGAGATCGTAAAATAATACAGCTTTTGGAAATACAAACAGATGATAAGATTATTTTAGATATTATAACTTTATATAAAAAAATCAGACCTACCCAAAAACTTAATAATATAGAACTTATTTGTTGGCCAGGAAAAGGTTCACATAATTGGCATAATGATATTATATATTATGATGAAACAACAATTACTTATCTCAATGATAATTATGTAGGGGGAAGAACTTGGGTAGATAAGTATGAAGTACAACCAAAGACAGGTAAATTAATATTGTTTGATTCTAATATAGATCACATGGTTACAGATTTAAAACAAAATCATAGATATGTTTTAGTTGCATGGTATAAAAATTTAGATAGAGAGCAATAATGACTGCCAAAATAGTTCCGTTGTTTAGTGTGCCTATTTACACCAACCATTTACAGTACGATAAGGATAAAATATTACAATATATTACCAATCTAGAGTACCAGGAAAACTTCAGGAGGGAGGATATTAGCGATAAATTAGGATCTTTGACAGTAGATAAACATGTATTAGATCATGAAATTTTTATCCATTTAAAACAAACTATACTCCAGGAGATTGAAAATTTTCTACATAGAAGTTTAATTATAAACAAACCTTACCAAATATTTCAATCTTGGATAACAAAAACACCCCCAAACTGTAAATCTAATTATCATACACATACAAGTGTTTTTTCTGGCGTTTTCTATTTGGATACAATTCAAAATTCAGGAGAGCTAATGTTTAATGATTTTAACGCCAAACATATTTTTGATGAAGATGAATTTTTACATGGCAATTATTTAAACGCACAAAAATGGGTAATTGATCCAAAAGATGGTTTATTAGTTATGTTTCCAAGTCATGTACACCATAAGATAAGTACAAATCTATCAAACCAAGATAGATACTCATTAGCTTTTGATATTACAAAATTATGACCTTAGAAAAAGATTATTATTCAATTTTTAAAGTAAAAAACCATGCAAAGCATAAAGAAAATCTTATAAATTTAATAAAAAAAATACCAAAAAATAAATATGATAATATAAGTCACACGGATTGGAATTTATCTGATCAAACAAAAAAGGAATGGCAAAAATATTTTTTAAATAACATATTCGATCAATGGAGTAAATTTTTTAATCAAAAAACAAAACAACAAATAATTTTACATAATTTTTGGTTTCAATGGTATGACGTAGGTGATTACCACAATTGGCATGTGCACACTGACACTCATTTTACAAATGTTTATTATTTAAGTTTGCCTAACCCAAATCTAAAAACTTCTATATTAGCTTTTAACAAAGAAAAAAACATAAAAGTAAAAGAAGGTCAAATTTTAACTTTCCCTGCTTTTTGGAAACACTGCTCACCAAGAAACATTTATTTCGATCCAAAAATTATTATTAGTTTTAATATTGATTTAGACTAAGTCCTTAGCCTTTCCTAGTACAGGTTTATATTTTGTTTTTCCTTCTGATTTGTAAGCGTGTAAGAATGATGCTCTTGGTGTCCCCTCTATCCAACTAGCATGAATCCATCCGCTATTAGGTTCACCAGGAGTGTAGAATTCGAGGATCAATTGATCTGGTGTAAGGTTGTCCTTAATCCAATCAAATAGTTCAGCGTTGTCCACGCCAATACATTCGAAGTCTGCGGCTTCAGCTTTGGCATGCTGCGATCTTGCTGAGCTACCAATGGCTTCACATAATTCTGCGCTACGGTATCCACTGGTCACCTTAACTCTGCCAAAATGGTCACGTACTGGCTGTAAAATATTTTCACATAATGCTTTTAATTTTTCTATTTGCTCTGCGTTTGGATTATTATTTATGCCTTTACGTATTGCAGTGTCTGATTTAATCAGCTCTGATAAAGTAAAATTACGACTTAGATTCATTTTTCCCTCCATTATTTTCAAAACTTAAATCCTCTGCTTGTTCTTTTTTTTCCATTTGATAAAACATTTTATCTGAATCCTCCGTTACCATATCCGTAGCTTCTGCATCCCAGTAAGTACTTTGGACTTTATAGTCAGGCCAACTGTTATCAGTAGTGTAACTATTAACATGCCACAAAATACGGTTATTAGGCTGAGCTGCATAAT